ACAACACGAACAGCGGCTGCGTTTGCGGGATGACCAGCAGTGCCTACATTGTCAATAGTATAAGTAGCCATTTTTCAGTCCTCCCTATTATGTGTTAAGATCAGGTACACCCTTGTAGACGCCGACAAAGCCGGTGCCCGAAGAGCGTAGCACTTTACGTCCGAAAACATGCAGACCACGAACAATGTCTGCAAAGCTATCGGGGTCACGGATCACTTCGGTCTTTGCGATTGCGGAAGCAGTGCAAACCGCGCTCATGTGACCGCCAAGAACGATAGTCTCGCCGCTGGTGGCCGAAGGACCGAAAGTGTGGGACGCAGCAGTACCAGCAGAGCTAACAGCAATCGCGTTAGTCTGATACAAAGTAAAGCCGTGAATCTTACGAGAGGTGACAGCACCATTCATAAGGGCAGACTTATCTTCGCCGGTAACACTGGAATCCATCAGCTTGGCATCCGCCTGACGCAGAATTTCGTAGAACTGAGGCGGGGCCACAATCCAACGGTTCTCTTCAGGAACGTCACCTTCGTCCAACTTACGGGCAAAAGTGCTAAGATAGTTAGCGCACTCGTTGCCGGTGTTGCACGAAATCGCTGAACTGGCAGCACCAAGATTGGTAGTGTCAGTAGCAGCATTGTCGCTGATATTCTTCAGAATATTGTAATCATATGCCTTCTTCAAGCTGTATGCGCCGCTAGAAGTGGACAGAGATTCCCAATTAACATGGCTCTGCCGCTCTTCGACATCATCAACTTTAAAAGCAAAGTAATTACCCTGATCGACAGCAAGAGTAATCTCGGTGTCGGACAGGTCTTCAGTGTTGACTACAGAACCACGGGTATACGAGGATACCGTGATTGATGGTTCTTTAATAATCTTCACCGTGTCGCCAAAATTTTCAATTTCCCCCGCATAATCTGTATTAGTAATAGCTTCTGCTACAGAGGCACGACGGAAGAATTTGAGTACTTTTTGGCTATAGATTGCCGGTAGAAACTTACCATTAGGCAGGTTACTATATCCGGCTGCTACTCCAAATGCCATTTTAGTATCTCCTTATTGTTATTGAATTCTTCCCTCTCGTTTAGCCGCATCAATTTCAGATTCTAGTTGCTCAAATTCATGTGGTTTCAAGCGAGAAATTTCTTCGACAGTCCAAATCTTTTTTTCCTGTGACATATTATCAGAAGAAAGAGTGCGTGTTTTTGTCACTGCTTCTGCTGCATTTTGCCTACCTTTAGATTTAGGCTGTTTCTGAGAGCGATTAGTTTCTAATTTATACAAGTCAACTACGCGAGATGCCCACGCAACATCCTTTTTGTTCTTGTAAAGTCCATCAGAAATATTTTCTGGCTGTAGTATTAGCCAATCAAGAAATTCCTGATTTTCCTTTAGTTCAAAAAAGTCTGGGTGCTTAACTAGCAATTCCTGTTCAGCGACCTGTTCTCTTGCTTTTGACTCATTCTCCTGTAGATACTCGATTTGCTTTTCAAGTTCATTAACACGAGAACCTGCTTCAAGTTGCGAGACAGATTGCATTACACTAAAGATTTCAGGATACTCATCTCTGAATGTTTCCAGTTCCTCTTGAGTTTTAGGAAGTTCAGCAGGAACACGCTGTTGTGCTGCAAACTTCGCTTCCGCTAACTGTTGTTCCTGTTTCCATTCATTTTGTTTGGTGTCATGATATCGCTTTAGATCGCTATATCGCTTCTTCCAATCATGTTCCTGTTCTTCATTTTGGATGAGGCTAGAAGTATCCTTGCTTGCGCCTTGTACATCGGCAAGATCAAGAGATTCTGCTTCATCGTCATCAATTGCTAAGTCTTTTCGATAAGCATTTTGATATGGGGTAGCCTCGGTATCTTCCTTGTTAATTAAAGTTGTTTCACTCATTTATACCTCCATACGGGGCCAATTATAGAATTGGGTATCCGTCTTCTTAGGTGTTATTTGTCAGAGCCGATAAATCGGGTGGCTGACCTTCTTGTCAAGCGGATACAAATCCGCCTTCCATCTTTTTTGGTTTCTCCTTTGGAATAGGAGGATAAACATATTCCCTTACTTCCTCTAAAGTTTTTAAAGTACCGGGAATACTTTTCTTCGATAATTCTATTCCTTCTTCTATCCATTCAGGATTTTTCATATAATAGTCTTTATCTGCTTTTGTATTTTCAAATTTTATTACTGCCTTTACTAAAGCAGGTAAATCTTTTTCTGTAACCGTTGTAACCGTTTTATTCTTATTTTTATTTTTTATTTCACTTTGTATGAAATTAATATAGTTTTGTGTTTTATTTTCATTTTTAGGAGCATATCGTGTAATAATTTCTCTTAAATTTCCTTTTTTATTTCCTATCTTTGTTTTTAAATCTCTTGCTAAAGCACGAATACCTAAAACAGGATGACTAAATACAGCAAAAGAACTTTTTCCTTTTTCTCTTTCTCTTTTTGTAGCATAACGTCCTACGGTTCCTGCCCAATCAAATCTAGCTTCTACATTACCGGGATTATTTGTATAAAAAGGATCAAGAACATTTGATTCTTTTGGACTAATTGGTTTCCATCGTGGAATAGGAGCTACGCTTCCCCCGACATCATACTTTTTTTTTGAGCCAACTCCACCGGGTTGCATGAAGCCACCAGCAGAAGGGGTAATACCAGTAAGAGGCTGGTTCGGCTGTTGTTGCGGCAATTTAGGTCGTGCAACATTCTGTCTTCCTCTGGGCTGTGCAACAGCAGCTACTTTTTTCCGTTTAGGTGCTTGTGCTGTCTTTTGTTGTGATTTACCAAAAACACCTTGTAATGCATTTAAAGTTTGAAAAAGAGGAACAGATACATCTGATTGAACTCCCCCGCCTGTTGCAAACCCCTGTGGCATAGGTGCAGCCATTTCCTGTTGCATGGGCGCTGCTTCTTCTTGAGGCATAAAGCCCTGTGGCTCCTGTGGCATTTCCTGACCACCGGCCTCTGTTTCTTCTGCCTGTTGCCGCTCAAACTCATCGATTCCACGCTTATTAATCTTCTCTAAGCGGTCCCGTCCAATAATCCGTACAAGCGCAGGAGGAATGATGTACTCGCCTTCGGATACGCGAATTTCAATGTCTTCTTCCTGTCCTGCATCTGGAGAAACAAGTCCCTCCTGTTGCTTTTGCTCCATATAGAATTTCTTAGCATCTTTAACCAGTTTTTCGATATCTTTGATACCTGCCAATTCTACAGCATACGAATTTAATACAAAGGAGCCTTCGGGAACATCGGCTTCTACATTATCTCCACCCATATCTCCATTTTGTGCAGCGTCAACTTGATCAACAGCGGCTTCCTCTGGTGAGCCTACAAAGCCCATATCGTCTTCTGGAAGCGGAGGTCCGTCTACTGGAACAGGCGCTTCCTCTGGAGGAACAAATCCACCATCTTGATATCTGTGACGTTGTTCATCCATATACGAATAATTATCTAGTTCAGGCTCTTTTCCTTCTTGAATACGCATAACTGCATCGTAGTCGCCTCTATCAAGAGCTTTAGAAATTGCTACGTCTTTTTTAATTTGGTCTTCAGAACGATTTAATCCTAATGCTCTACCAAATGCGGGTTCCTCTCCACGGAATTGACCACCGGGAACTTCATCATACTCTTCATAGGCAGGTGAGTATTTATGGTCGTATTGACCACCGGGAACTTCATCATACTCTTCGTAGGCAGGTGAGTATTTATGGTCGTATTGACCACCGGGAGCTTCCTGATCCTCTTCATGGGCAAGTCTTGCATTTTCTTCGTAACGAGAGAGTTCAGCAAAATCATCATTGGACATACTTGATACAAAACCTGAAGAATCTTCGAAAGCAGGACTTTCATTCCGATCTTTAATAAATTGTTTAAATTCTTGTGAATTTTCTGGATGTTCAGTACTTCCCGCTGCGGAGACTAAAGGACCAGAAGATAATGTTCTTGGTACCCTTCTTTCATTAAGAGGTTCAACAGGATTTCTTTCTGCTACATTGACAAGAGGCACCATATTTGGATTTTCAATTAAAGGCGCAGGAGGAGCAGCTTGAGTTATCTGTCTACTTTTCAAAACTTCATTCATAAACGGAGTATATGAAGAAAGTTCATTCGGAAATGCATCAAAAAGAGAGGGATGCTTTAAAACATAGTCTTGAAAGTCTGGATTATTAAAATTATTTTGAAGATGCTCTATTCTTTTAGTATTAACGTCAAAGAAACCTTCCCCCTGTTCATAATTTTCCGTTCCCGGTATACTGGAAAGTATTTTATGTGCTTTTAAAGTACTTTCATCCATATACCAATCTTCAGGATTTATAGCGATATGCTGTAATGATTCTACTAATGTAGCCATATCTTATACTCCTACCATTAATGGGTCTTCGTTATAATAATTTCCCGGCTTGATGTATTCAATACCGTGTTCATCTGTTACCACTTTTAATTTTTCTAAATCTACCAGCTTCTTAATAAGCCCATCTTTAAATTCGCGGGTATTACTACTAATACCATAATCTCTATGTTCTTCAGGAACGCTCATTTGTTTCAGTACATAATCCATTTCTTCTTCCATACGAGCACTTGGTGTCGTACTAATACCTCGCTGTTTAATAAGTTCCGCAGTATTTCCTTGAAGCGGAGCATCGCCTCTATTACTTGCTACAAATTCAAGAATTTCCCTGCCTCTTGGATCATCTGCTGATATTTCTTTTAATACTGCAT